GTCCCAATGCCCAAGCTCTCAGCACTCGCATCCCAGAAGAACTTAGCAGTTGTGCCTGTGTCCTCGTAGAAGCTGATGTCGCCGTTAAATCCTACTTTAAAACGGTCTGATAAAGAACCACTGCCTCCACGAATATAAACATCTGTTCTTCCAGCAGACCCGTCTGACTTTGCCATTATTTCAGCATTTGTTGCGGCAGAACTATCATCATTATTTTCAAAAACAAGTTTACCAATTACTGTATTACTATCTGTGCTTGTACTTGAGTTACTTAATGTTGCTATTGCACCAGATGAGGTTTCCACAGTCAGCCCATCGCTGGTGATGTCGCCATTTACATCGAGTTGAGCCATGACGTAGTTGCCCGTCTCCGACAACTGAACAGGCGTGATTACGTCGTCTGCAAGTTCCGTGGTGCCAATGACACCATCTGAAATTAAGTCTGCGAGGTTACGGGCTTTTGTCATATTTTCACTCCGGCTTCGTCGGCCAGACGACATCGTCTAGGCTGGTGTATGTATCGGTTATGTCTCGTAATTCTTGGCGGTATGCTGTTTGTTCAGCGGTCATGGTAAGGTCTGAGTTTGCCCACCAATCTGTTTCAGCTAGAAGTGCATTACGTTTTAAACGTAAGCGTAGAAGTTTCTCTTCGGCTGTCGGTACAGGCGTCGGGTCTGTAAAAGTTGATCCATCATAAGTGAAACCAACTTCTACGGTGTTATCGCAGTCTACCCATGTAAGGGCTTCATGGACTTCAAACTCTGTCTCTTTGATTTGTACAACTCGGTTATTTGATAATAGTGCTTTCATTATGCGTACTCCTCGACAATCACACAGCCTTGGTATCCGGGGCCAGCATTACCCCAAGTGCCAGTAGTTGTGTATAAAGCCCCCCCACCACCTGCGCCATAAACATTGGGATTTGGGGCGTGTTGAGGATTATTACTACCCCCATAATTTCCGGGGCCACCGCCACCCCAAAAGGAAGCACCACCTTGGGAAAGCCCAGAAGCCCAAGTGTAACCGAGGCCAGTAAAGTTATCCCACCCATTAGAACCGTAGCCGCCGTTCAAGTTTATATCACCACCAGAGCCTGAGCCACCATAGCCTCCTACAACTGGCCCTGCATTACCATATCGGCCACCCTGACCTCCTGTGGCAGAACAATACGCGCCAAAGGATGATGTACCGCCAGTAGCCCCATTAGCCGCCGCCGCCGCCGAATTGACAGCACCACCACCACCTACTGTGCAGGACACTGTTGAAACGGAACGAACATCAACGAGCTTAATAGCTGTGCCGCCCGCACCACCGCCCGCACCGAAGTCTGCGTTTGCACCGCCACCACCACCCGAACCGCCGCCACCTGTGACATACACTCGTACTTTTGAAATGCCAGATGGTTTAGTCCAAGTACCCGTACCAAGGATTACTTGGACAGAAACAAGACCTACATTGTGCCAATCATCAATAGCGTTGGTGCCTAGTGTTACACCTGATGGCCCTAAATTAACCGCCATTACTTAACCTCCAATTCTGCTAGACGTTCTTCCAACGCCTCAATTTTCTTATGAGCGTCTTGCAAAGCCGCCACCAATACTGGTGTTATACGCCCGTAATCCATCGACATCATGTCCTCACCTTCAGGATCGCCTGAGACAGCTTCTGGAACGATGTCCAGCATCTCTTGAGCAATGAAGCCGTGAACTGTGTCTGCTTCTGGGTCAGCTTTCCAGCCGTGCGTGACAGGGTTCATCGCCATCAGCTTGTCTGTGCCGTCAGTGATGGTTTCGATGTCTTTCTTTAGGCGACGGTCAGAAGTGGTGTTGTAGGTTACGCCAGTTGAGTTTACGGTAACCGATCCTTTAGTAACGGTGTTTTGCATGAATGTAATTGCACTACCGCTTGATGCCAAACAGTTCAGCCACATGAGGTCGCCGTTTCGTGTCTGGTATGAGTACCCGTCTAATCCAAACACATGTCCTGTTGAGGCTAACTGATGATCGCTGTTACCTAAAAGTATTCTGTGCGCCCCAGAATCAACATACATTGCGTGAGTATACGCCGATGACTCAACGCGGAAGTCTCTGTCTGCGCCATCCTCATTAAAAGTAGTACCACTACCATTCATGGATATACGTTCTACGCCACCAAGTTCTAACCTAAACTCATCACCACCGGGAAAACCAAAGAAACTGTTGTCATCACCTACGTGTTTAATAAAACCGGGGATATTAACAGCACCACTAAACGTAGCCGCACCAGCATCAGACATATCAAGGGTGAGGGCATTAACAATCGAAGAGCCATCAATACCTCGAATACGAACATCTTGATCAGATACAGGAGAATATATATCTAAAAACCCTGCGTTCCCTGTAATAATACGCGCTCGTTCAGTTCCCCCATCTTTAATAAAGATATCTCCACCATCAGCATCAAGAATAATATCTCCTGCAACATCTAGTGTTAGGTCGCCAGAAGCATTAGCTATATTACCTGTAACTTGGATGCCTGTTGATGTTGTGGCTAGTTTGGCGGCATTGTCGTAATAAAGGGTTACTGCACCATTTTGAATACACTTTATTGCGTCTTGGTTATTAGCACTTTGTAGCCTTAAATCTTGTGCGGTAATATGAAGATTACCAGTGCCTACTTCAGCTATAAGACTATTATTACCATCGTGAGAAATCTGTAGGTCAGACCCAGCACCGAATATGGCTTTGTCGTTATCACCGAATGACAAGTTACCCGTCATAGTATCACCAGCAACATTTACATAACGTGCATCTGATTGCGTCTTGGTGTAGTGAGTAGAAAGAGTGAATGTGCCGTAGGCAATTATCTCAAGAGTGTCATTCAATGCCGCGCCAGAAGCCAAGACGATGGATGTGCCGCTAGTTGCAGTATAGTCTGCCGGAGCGAGCTTTACGCCGTTCATGTAAATATCTGCGTAGCCACTATCGTATGCAAGAGAGTTGCCGTTTGCGTCTGCACCAGTGAATGTGGTTTGGCCTGCTGTTGCTGTGTAATTAAAGCGGTCTGCCGTTCCGTTGACAGACGAACCTGCCGCCGTCCAACCAGATTGGGCATATACCTTCATCGTGTTGGATGTGGTGTCGAAGTACAAATCACCTAGATCGAGAGCCGAACCGTCTGGGTCTTGCGTCGGTGCAGACGATTGTGCGCCGAGATAGGTGTTGTTGAAGGCTGTTACGTTGGTTGCCGCTGTGGTCACGTCTGCCGATATGCCTGCGACTGTCGTTACATTGGCTGAAATGCCTGCGACCGTTGTAACATTGCCTGAGATGCCAGCGACTGTTGTAATGTTCGCGTTGTTCGTCGCGGCTGTTGTTACGTTTGCGCTTATGCCTGCCACGGTTGTGACGTTCGCACTTATGCCGCCAACTGTGTTGACGTTTGCTATGTTGGTGGCCGTTGTATTTACGTTCGCTATGTTTGTGGCGACCGTGTTTACATTGGCTATCGAGCCGCCAACAAGGTCTACATTTGCTATAGAGTTAGCGACTGTGTCGATTTCTGACGTGGCTTCGTTAAGGTCGTCTGCGGCAGTTATGACTGCGGCGATGTCGTTCGCTACCGTCTGCAAGTTGTTGTTGTCGATCTCGTCTGCAACAGTCTGCAAGTCTGTTACGTTGGTCGCGACAGTAGATACGTCTGTATTGTTGTTTGCGACTGTGGTGACGTTGGATGCTATACCAGCTACTGTTGTAACATTGGCGGAAATGCCAGCAACTGTTGTTACATTCGATGCGATGCCTGCAACAGTGGTTGTATTTGCTGAGATGCCTGCAACTGTTGTGACGTTGCTGTCTATGTTTGCAACAGATGTTACGTCTGCGGATATGCCAGCTACAGTGTTTACGTTTGATATGTTTGTTGCGGTTGTATTTACGTTGGCGATTGCCGCCGCAACAGTGTTGATGTTGGCTATGCCAGACGAAACAGTGGTGACTGCTGTACTGGTTGCCCAATATTTCGCTGAGTATTCGCTGGTGTTGCCGACTGTGCTGGATGTTTTGATCGCCCAGTCTTTTGCAGAACCCGTTGTGGTGTCGATACCCGTGCCGCCAACTGCGTAGGCTTTAGATGAATAGTCTGTGCTTACAACTTGGCCGTCCGTCTTGGATGCCCAGTCCCTTGCTTCGGATACATCTACGAGCTTTTCTGTGTTGGCAGATGCGATGACTGCCGCTTCGTCTGCGAATGTTGTGCCAGATGAAAGGCCATGGACGATGTAAACGTCCTTGTTTGTAAGGGTTAGGAGGTCGAAGTTGTTGTAGGTTGTTGACGCGCTGAAGGTGCCAGTGATGTCGAAGAACGTGGTAATGTCCGTCCAGCCAGTGTTACTGTTGGCGAAGTTGCCTGCGCGGAACTGGATTTTGTCGTTTGTACTGTCGAAGCGGAACTCAAAGTTAGCGGCGCGGAATACACCACTGCTATCAAAGAGATCATCCATCAAATCGGGGAGCGTGCGGCTACCTTTCTCTGAGTTCTCCATATATGTGTCAAGAATGTGGTCGCCTGTCGTTGCGCTCCGAAATCTTAACTGTTCACCTGTAGGACGCGTTATACCCATCAGTCATAATACCCCATGTCTTTCATCAGACGCACTAACTTTGCCTTAGTAAGCGTGTACTTGTCGTCCAATGCGGTTGTATTGGTCACTCCCTCTAGTTCTGAGATGCGCAAACGCATGGCCTCGATCTGAGATTGTAGGGCAGTAACTTCAGAGGTACGTTGCTCATCGCGGACGTTTTGATCGCGTTGTTGTACGCGCTCTACTTCATCAACGTAGTCAACGACCTTTTGATCTATAGTGGAAGCTAGGGCAGTTTTCTTTTGGCTCATCGTCTTTTTGCCTCACTCATTGGTATTAGGTTGCCCTTCTGGACTTCGTTCTGGACATCACCCTGTGGTTGTACGGATGCGCCGCGCATTTTTTCCATTAACTGCATTTGCTGTGAAGGACTTGGCCCTTCTTGCTCTAATTGATCTTTGGAGACGCGGAAGCGGTCTAAGTCTGTGATACCCATTGCGCGGATTGCCTCTTCTGCAATCTGGCCTGCGTTGTACTCCATGTTCAGACCAGTCTGGGACATAATCTGTAGCATGTTCATCCACGTCTCTGCATTGCGCGTTGGCTCAAGTGGGAGTGTGCCGTCGATGACAAGGTAATCAATGTCGCCCTGTAGGTTCTTCTGCACGTCGTAATCGAGGTAGCCATCTTCAACCATGCTTGAGAGTTGGTTCGGCATGTTGAGTTGGTCGATTTTTATGGAGCCTTGCATAGATAGGCTGTCTTGAATGTTAGCTGTCATCATTCTGACCATCGGGCGAATGGTTGTGGCAGACATAATACGAGCCAAGACGCCAAGACGCTGGGAGCCAAGTTGGGTTAGACGTTGTATTTCTGTGGCTGTGCGGATGCCGTCTGAGGTTGGCATGCCCTGTTGTGCGTCTGAAGCGGCACTTACACGCTGTTTAAGTTCAGACATTGCGGCAATATCGTTGAAGTGACCGCGTGTTACGTCTGGTACTTGAGCTATGAATACGCCGTCGCCCGGTTTACTACCGGGCAAGGTGCGAACTACACCCCATGGGTTACGGTCGATTAAGTCTGGGACAGACACTTGGGTCGGGTCAACGAAGATAAGGTTGTTGAGAGCGGCACTGATGTTGTCGATACGTGAACGCATTAGATATGTTGCGATGTCGTGCATCGGTAAGATCAGATCGTAGAGCGATTGACCGTAAGTCTTGTGCTGATCTTGGTATAGACCGCCGATGACTGTTGGGAACTGCTGTCCGTATGGGTTCAGTTGGAAGCGTAGGACTACATTCTCGTCGAGGATTGTGACTACGAGGAAGATTTGGTCGATTGCTGGGATGCCAATCTCGTGACCTGATAGGCGTATCCATGCTTCGTCTGTTACGCGGCTATCACCAAGTGTGAAGTAGGCGTGATCCATACGCTCGCGTTGATTAGGACTGGCAGGGTCTATGGAAAGACCCCGCCCTTCTTCCTGATGCCACTTATGTGCATTCCAAGCATTTCTGGGAGGGGATAGCTTGTGACGCAGGGCAGGGAACTTCTTTAGCTTCGGGTACATACCGGAGTAGAGAAGGCTGTTAAAACTAGAGTAGTCGGAGAAGACGATGTATTGCATGTTCTCCCAGTCGCCCCAGTTTACACGGGGGTCAGGAAAACAGCGACGTGGATCGAAGTTGACTATTTGGTTCTGGTTTGTCTTTGCATTCCAGACGACTTTCGTCGGAGCGAAGCCATAGCGTATGCTGTCCAGTAGTAACTGTGCAAGACGTGCTTCTCCGGCGGTACGCCGCATCTGCTGATGTAGAACACGTTCCAATATAAGTGAGGACTGTCGAGACTTTCGGTTGAGACCTTCGAGTTGGAACATGGGGTTACGGCCAGAAAGTGCGGCCATAAGGTATGTGAGGACTGTATCCGCAATGGCGCGGGTGTCGGCGATGACGGCTTTTTCTCTGAAGTCTGTCGCGTCTGGCCTAACATATACGTCATGAGCGCGATCAGCTTCTTTCCAATGGTCATAGCGTTTCCTAATCTTGTGATAGGACATATCAACCATCGACTTAACATAGTCGACGATCCGACGCTCCTGCTCTTCATTGAGGAGGTGCGATATGTCTTCGTATGCAACAAGTTGTTCGGCGAACTCAGAGAGATCGACAACTACGCCCTCGTTAGGGCCAGCGGCGTATTCCGCGCTTCTGTATGCGGAACCTGATGCTGTTGTACGTGCTTTGGGGCCATTTACGCTCATGGACTAAAGATACCTTCTGTTGTGTGGGTGGTCGTCCCTACAAACCCCAACCTGTCCATTTTGGAATGGCATGGCCGACGCGGGTTTTGAGGGATTTACCTAATGATGAAACGTCATGATTATTAAGAGATTGGCTTGCGTCTGCGTGTAGTGACCACGCTTCTGGACTGATTGATGTTCGTGATAAAATATCCACTGCCATTGTAGCGGCGTCGACTTGGTCATCGTGGTTGCC